CTCAGGCTCAGGCTCAGTCTATTGATATGGAGAAGATGCTTGAATCTATGATACCTAAGATGATGGAATCATTTGGGATGGGCGATCATGGAAAAGTTGTGCAAATGGCAATACCTGTGGAGGAATAATTATTGACCAAAAATGGAACCCATATTCCACGCTTTAGCTTTATACAATTCCTTTGAAGTGAATCGGCTGCTCTTTTTCTCCTTCCCCCACTTTTCCTTTTTTTAATAATCGTTCTTTACTTGGTTGTTGTGGTTTTATATCGCCAAACAGTAAACAGTCTGGGAACATTTATGGATCATTGTTCTTTTTATGTTTTGGTACTAACTTGGAAAAAAATCTAATTTTCGTGTTGCTAAAGGCTAGTATTACCTTTAGCAGACCTCTGTAACATGTAACAAATTGTTCTTAACCTTACTCTCCCAATGGCTGAGCCTGTTACAAAAAGTTGTAACAACCTCTGTAACACGACAACCTCTGTAACAAAACTAAGGAAGTGAGTTGTATTGGTAGAAAGTAATCTACAGTCAAGGAAATGGCAATTAACTATTAATAATCCTGCAAATCATGGAAAAACTCATGATGTAATTAAAGAAATATTGTCAGAAATAAAGACGCTTCAATATTGGTGCTTATGTGATGAGATAGGCTCAAATGGAACATATCATACACATATTTATATCTCACTGGTTAATGGTATCCGGTTTACTACTCTTAAGAATAAATTTGAGGGTGCTCACTTTGAGGTGGCGAATGGTACTAGCCAGCAAAACAGGGATTACATCAAGAAGGAAGGTAAGTGGGAAAAGGATAAAAAGAAGGAAACAAATTTAGCTGAAACTTTTGAGGAATATGGAGAAATGCCTATAGAGCGTCCAGGTACTAGAAATGATCTACATGATCTATACGATATGATAAAATCAGGTCAATCAAATTATGAAATAATGGAGTCTAATCCCGATTATATGCTTCAGTTGGAAAAGATTGAGAAAGTACGCCAAACTTTAAAAGAGGAAAAATTTAAGAATACTTTTAGAGAGCTTGAGACTGTATACATACATGGTAATACAAGTACGGGCAAGACTCGCTCAGTTATGGATAGGTTTGGTTATGAGAATGTTTATAGGGTAACGGACTATGATCACCCTTTTGACAGCTATAAAGGGCAAGACGTTGTACTCTTTGAGGAATTTAGATCATCCCTAAAGATACAGGACATGTTAAATTATTTGGATGGCTATCCACTTGAAGTTCCATGTCGCTATGCTAATAAAATAGCTTGTTATACTAAGGTGTTTATTATTTCGAATATTGACCTAGGATCTCAATATAAGACAGTTCAGTTTGAGCATCCTGAGACATTTAAGGCATTTTTGAGGCGCATACATGATATTCAATATTTCTCTAAAAAGGAAAAAGTTCAAGCTATAGAGGAATTAATGCTTGCAGGCGCAATTCCAACATACTTGAACGTCGAAGAAGAATTAGAATTATTTGGGCCACGTGTAAATATAGTATAACCGCAAATGTCATTCAAAGTCTATCCACAATGCTATCACAATGATGTACAAATGATGTCGAATGGTACAGCATTTATGGGAGTTTTTCTGTAGGGGGAAAGCTCTTTTTTTATGCCATGAAACCCCTAATGAAATGGCATTACGCCTTATAGTTCGCGTCTTATAAGTCGTGTTTGTAACTGGGTTTATAGACTTAAATGGTGGTAAACCTTGAACCAGCCTATAATGCATGGTTTACCTAGGTATACTTGTAAACCTTTAGTAAACCTTTGTCTATTGTCAATGTTTGAATGTATATTGCGGAAATTAGGCAATTTATCCACCATAGGGAAGGGGTCCTCGGGGGCCCCCGCCCTATGGTGGATAATAGCTATGTTTTGCAATAAATTTAAAATATATATGGACAAGTTTACCAATATTGTATATTATGTAAATGTATTCAATGTTTATTAATTTGAATGGAGTTGAATTAATTTGTTAGTTAAAGCAAAGGAAGTAAAGCGAATTGATAATCCGTCTTTAACGATTAGGATTAGTCCTGAGATGAGTGAGCGTTTGGATAGAGTTGCTGATATGTATGGGGTGACTAGGGGTGAAGTTGCAAGGATGGCAATTGGTCAATATGTTGGTCAGATCACTGGTGCATTAGATCAAATGGTTAAGAATTCTCAGGCTCAGGCTCAGTCTATTGATATGGAGAAGATGCTTGAATCTATGATACCTAAGATGATGGAATCATTTGGG